TACTTGGTCACCGAAACGTTAGCGGCTCCACCAGAGCCGATAATGTCCCCGACGTACTCATCCTTCTCAATGACGTCATCCAGCTCCGGCACTGCATGCTGCAACACCGTGGAGTTGTCGTCCTTGAAAATGGCTCCCGAGTACCCCCGTGTCGAAGCAGCGCGCCCCATCTTGGCATTGCGCTTCCTCTTACGTCCGGCACTCACCTTTTGTCGCTTCGCAACGGGCTGCTTTCCAGGTGCTGGCCTGGTGGCCTGTCGTTTGCGCGAGCGCTGCTTCTGCACAGCACTCATGTTTCACTTTTCAACTGTGATAAGTTTTCACGTACCCGAGAGCGCGGCGCGTCTCTGGGCAGTGGGGTAACGGGGGGGATCCTGAATCCCCCGATGTTGATTCTCTCCGGCTCATTGAGTCTCTCACCTGTCTCTCGACTAGGCGGCCGGCACTATCGCATGCCAGATGGTAGTAGGGATTTGTGGTCCCCGGTGGCACGACCCACCTGCTCTCCCTGTCTGGTTTCATCCAATAGGTTCTTCAATCAATACATCGCCTTGCCCGCCAAGGTCCGATGGTTTACTCATACTTGCCGTAATGGACCTGGCGGTACCAATCCAACGTAGCAAAATCGAGTTGACAAGGCAGCTGGCTCAGGCTTCCCAGTGCCGCCTTCGCGTTGAGCCAATCGATCGAATCGAACGGCAACCCGCGGACTCGTGCCAAGCGCTCCAGCTTTTGCAACATCAAGTCGTCCGCGATCACGAGCATCTCCCCGCCTTGCTCGCGTCGCATCCCATCGAACCTCGGATCATGAACCATCCAGCGCTCTCGCGCCTTGTGCAGGTCCACGCCGCGAGACACGGCATACCTCTCGTAGGAATCAAAGAGGGCGTTCCAAAAGGGATCGCGTCGGAACACTGTGCCAGTGGAAAAGGCGCCAACCATCCAAGCCAGCGGATGCTGCTTGTTGGGGTACACCTTACTGGGCGGCACTTTTGTCTTCATCAGCTTGGTAGCTGACATAGGGTGCCACACCCAGCCCACTTGGCTCAACGTCCAGGATCCACTCAGGAAGGTCGCACAATCCACCGGTAGCCACAAAGAATCCGCACAATCCCTCTCGAACTCAGGCTCAAGCCCAAGGAGGTTGTACGTAGTGACCATGATGGAGCCGAAACCCAGGATTCCATCCTTCTCCATGCCCTGCAACACCCAACGGTCCACCCCCAGCACAATCGCATGCTGATGAATGACTGAACCGCCGACAGAGGTGTCGGCGATACCGGTGGGAGTGCTCCAATTCGCTATCCAGCGAAAGAGAAGTTCTCCTAGTTCCGTCTTGACCTTTCCCAAGCGGACCCCATGACATCTTTCCAGATAATCCTTGGTAATCCTTTCGGGACATCCGTATGTCTCATAAACGCCCAGCTTGCTAGTCTGAGCGCTCCTACCACACGTCTTATCGCACTGCTTAAGATCCAGAGCCGCAGCTTCAATTCCCACGTCAGTCACGCGGAGGAAATAGCTGTCGTCACAGAGGAGAATCACGTGGAGCCCATAGCGCTGACGTCGATCTCGCATCCACTGGTCCAAGTCCTCAGGCACCCAGCCATAAGGAATGGTCATGGTGAATTCAAACCTCGGAAAACCCTCAACGGGAACCGTGGTCAAACCCACCCCAGGAACGCAAAACCAAACACTGCTGTTCAGGCTTCGAACGTACTCCTTGGAAAACGGGATGGTAAAACGCATCAAGTCCACATGGTTCTGTGGAGGCACCGAAATGATGGTGCGAACCTTGGCGTATTCTTCTCCGCTCTCCAGTTCCGTGCGCATGGCCAGCGTCTCATCGGTCTTAACCATAGTTTCCTCGGGCTTAAACTTATGGCGGCCTTCTCGAATGAGCTCAACTGCGCGCACGTACTTCTGATAACGATTTGGGGTGACCCTGGGCTTCAAGTGTTCCAACACCTCCTCCAGCTCCAAAAGCTTAAGAGGAACAGCCAGCTTGGAAGTGACAAGTTCGTCAAAACGCCTGTCCGCCTTCTTCCACTCCCCCACGTCTGCCAAGAATGGCGGGGGGTCTCGGTTCCGGAATGCATAGGTGGCCATTTCGTTCTCTGCGGTCCTAGCAGGCTTGCGCATGCTACGTGACGCCCGACAGTCTACGATATTGGTCTCCGACCTTTGCACCTTGGATTGCAACACCGTGAGTCCTTCGACTACCACGGGTGCAGGGATCCACTGATCGGCAATCTGGACCTCCATTCCATCGGGAGCGCCTTTCGCCGTTTGCAGCACACGCTGCGAAACGCTAATCGACACCTCCTCGACTTCCTGGTCCTCCAGAGTCCTCAGGTGGGACAGTATGACGCGCACGAAAGAGGTCGTTCCATGAGACAAATCGGCATGCACCAGATTCACCATCGAATGTACTAAAACCGCAATCGGAAGCGGAATCAGAAGTGTCAAAGTGTGGGCGACGACACGTCCCACTACTTGCGGCAGCACCTCCAGATCCTCTCCCAACAGCAGTTGGCGACCAATAACGAGAATGGACTCAGCCACGGCAATCACAACCGCGAAAATCGCATTTCTCCTCTTGGAAGCCTCCTCCCACATTGCGCAGCCAACGGCATAGCCCACCTTCAGCAGCATCTCCCCGAGCATTGAAAGAAGCGGATAGCGCTCCATCAAGCCGGTCTGTTTGGTCATCAAGTTTTTGACAAAGCCGAAGCTCTGCAGACTGGATCCGAGCATAGCCACCCACGAATCTGCTCCCGCAGCCTTCGCGAATGACCACCCCAACGACACCAAGTTGAGTTGCACCTCTTGCATCTCAATGTCGTCAAGCACCCGTGGGCCACATGCCTCACGGATCTTGGTCCACACCCACAAAACAAAGCGTCGGACGGCCCCCAATGAATTCAGGACCATCTCCGGCAAGGTCTGACGCTTAGTCAAGTCCACGAACGTCTGGGCCAAACCTTCAGACACTCCGTACTCAACCTGCACCTTCTCTCGCAACGCCTTATCGGCCGCCTGTTGCACGCGGCCAACTCCTCCCACGCCATCCACCTGGGGAACACCCGCTTGCAACAAGTCGTGTGTGCACTTCACAGTAGCCGCGTCTATCACAGAACACAGAGGCTGCCACCTGCGAAGTGGGGAATCCAACGGCACCAATTGGATCATCTTAATTTGCACCAAGGCTCGAAGCTCGC